ACATCTGTCTTTTTACCTCCTGTTTACTGTATTGTATCATACCTCTTTTTATTTGTTAAGTACTTTCTGTTCACTTTGTTCACATAATTACTTCGTCTAAAGACTTCGTAATTAATTTTTTGTTTTTATTTATTACTTATGATTTAATTTAGGTAAAAGTAGATTATCTAAATCAGTAATACGTAGCAAACTTGTTTTGCGAGGATTACGTTCACCAAACACTTATTGACGTATTTGGTTCACTTATTATCAACTGATGTTGATTATCTTTTTTAAAGTAATACAGAAAGTTTCGAGTAGGTCTTTAGACCGTTACGAGAATACGAACCAACTTGTTTGGTGAGTAGTTCTTATTGTTCATTCACTTCGTTCATGAAACACTTCGTGTATTCTTTTTTACTTTTATTTAGTACTACTACCTCTCTGGGTGCACTGCCCCCATGTTCGGGGGCTTGGTGTTTGTGCACCTTACGATGATTCTCGCTTAAAGCGAACCAGCCTCGGTCTGTCTTTATCTGGTACCTTATCACATAGGTTCTCATCGTCGCCACGCCAGGACGGGGAACTAAGGAATCGAGGTAGCTGTACCGCTGAGCCTATAACGCCTATCACCACGCTCGCTAAACGGGTGCTGTTATTTATTTTACATCGGTTTTTCCAGGACCTCGATGTTTGCATAATCGCATGCCACCTTATACTACGCTTGATTAATGCGTTTTCTTTACTCTTGCCTATCATACGTTTACTTCGTAGTGCCATGGTTTGCCGTTCGGAAGTAACGCTATATCGTATTCCTAGATAGGTTCGAGGTTCACTTATTTACTGCTTGTGAACAAAGCATTTAAATATGCGAGAAGATTTTACAGGCTTAAAGATATTCTTTTTAGTGCAAAATACCTCTTTACCTCTTTGTGTTAGTTTTCCAAATTTACATACTGAGCATACCTCAATTTTTTCTGTTTGTAAACTATGAGTTACTAAATGTACTCCAGTTCCTCTGTTAATCTTGTATCTTTTTCTTGACATGATTTTATTCACCTCTTTTTCAGCACCTTTGCCTTTGTCTGCATTATATCACGACCATGATAGCTTGTCAAGTGCAAATTTGATGAAATTTCGATGAAGTTTTTCTAATGTTTTATATTTTGATTATAGCACAGATTTTTCGGTTTGTCAAGTATTTTTTTATGAAAGTTTGATGAAGTTTTAAGATGGGCATAAAAAAAGAGGGGGCGTATTGCCCCCATTAGTTTGTATACATTTTAACTAGGTTGTAGCGTACATAGTATATAGGTTCTTTATCTGTGATATCATATTTAGCACCATATACTAATTTACCATTCTTTTTGTCGATACCAACCTGACTGTGAAATTTGCCAGCACGGAACTCCTCTTGTCCGTAAACATCTAATTCATGACGTTCTGGTACTTTAATATCAAATTCTACTGTAGATTTTTGGTCTAATACAACTTTACCATTTTCAAATTTCTGTGTTTCATTTTGTTGTAAATCAAACTTTTGTTTTTTACCATTAACTTTAACTACTACAGCTGGCTTTTCAATACTAGCTTCTACATCTGTATCTTCTTGTACATATGTTGGTACATTATTAACATATACCAATTCTTTTGCCTTTGGTACATATGATACGGTAGTCTTGGTATCTAGAGTAGCCTTCTCGTTCATTATTTGCCCCATAGAAGGAGCTTTTACTGGTTGCTCGATAGTTTCCTTATGGAACACTTTCCAACCACCGTACAACGCAAATAAAAGGATTATAGTAGCAAATACGAATACTAACATTCGAATATTAGTCTTTGCATAATTCTGGGTGATGTTGGAAATAAATTGCTTTACCACGTAGAATGTCACCTCCATCGCCTTTTTCTTGAGGAATAGAAATTAAGTCCCAACGCATATCTGGGTCGTTATCATTAATGCCATAGCCATCAATGTCAGCCCATTCTGCGTGAGTTTTAACATGGTCGTAATCGATTTCCCAACCTTTAGCCTTACAGATAGCATTAATAACCATAGCCATTTTATCTACTTGCTCTTGCGTAGGAGGTGCAGAGCCCCATTGGACAGTACCATCTGCCCAAATGCTACCGTCACCCATACAAGAAAGAGAGATACCGATATTACCAGTATTCCTGTGCCAAGTATGGTAACAAAGAACATCAAGATTATCATAGTCCGAATAGATAGTGCCATCACCAAGAATATTAATATGGTAATGGTCAGAAGTGTTGTCATACCAATTTGCACCCCAATGAAGTGTGATGCTTTGTGCATGACATTGGCTAGCCATATATTCAATGTCATTTAAAGTATATACCATTTAACCTCCTATAAAAATAGAAGGGACCTCTTAGTCGAGGTCCTCTTCAAATTCACTCATATTGTCAAACTTATCAGCGTTCTTAATTCTGTCTGCTTTAGAGCTATATCTCTTAGCTTTTTCAATAGATGAAGAACCTAAGTTTTTCTTAGCATCAGCAATATTTTTCTTAGTAATATTGTTAGCTTTAAGCTCTTCTACAGTAACAGAACTAGGGTCATTAATGTACTTATAAATCATAGCCTTTTTAGCATTTTTAGATTCTTGTGAATTAATGTAATTGATTTGACTAACATCAGCATCAACCGCATCAAGCACAGGTCTAAAACCAATACCTTTAAGAATACGTTCTTTAGTACTGTACTCTCGACCTTGAATGCCTTTCTTCCAATCTTGTTTATGACCAGTAGCGGCTTGATAGTAGTTAGCAAACGCTGGTGATAAATCATGTGCCATAGATAGTAACATACCGTTTGTGGCGTTATCATTTTTCAATGACTCAACCATATTAGCTAAAGTACCAAATGTTGGACCAGCTAAGCTATCTGTAGGAATTAAATCACCGATACCGATGTTACGGCTAAAGTCAACCCCAAGTGTTGGTGCTGGAGTACCATACATAATAAGCAACGCAAGTTTCTTCTTAGTATCGTCTCCGCCAGCCCATTCCATTAGAGCTTCTTTAACTTTATTTGAAATAGATTTATTACTAATCCATTCAGCTATGGTATCAGCGGCTGTCATACCAGGTACACCCATCATACCAGCCATAGCGATATAAGAACCAAAGAAACGAGCTATTTCTTTCTTGTTACCGCCTTTGATAATACTTGTCATAAACTCAAGTTCTTTTACTGGGTATTTTTTAAATTGGAGAATAAGTTTACCCAAAGTACCAAACTTAGTAAATAATTGAGAAGCATCTTTATCAGAATAGTCAAAGTTTGTTTCTCTTACAAAGTCAGAAGCGGCGTGCTCTGCCTCTGTTTGAGATTTACCTTCAGCTATAGCTCTACGATATGCAATAAGAGCCGCTACACGACGTGTGTATTTATCGGTTCTATTGAACATATCCATAGACTTTTCAAATGCCTTACCAAGTTTAACTTTGCCTACCTTTAAATTATATAAACTTTTTCGGTTTTTCAAAGATTGAGTTTCTAGTGCTGTATCTTCTAAATTAAGACCGATACGATTAAACATCTTTTGTTCAGAGAATGAAATGTTGGCACCTAATTTACCGTGTGTTGTAGCATCTTTTAATGCTTGTTGGAAATCTTTACCGTAGCCAGCTTTAGTACCAATATTCATTAAAGCACCTAACTGAGCAATAGCGGCTGTTGGTCTGAATAGACCTAACTTAGCAATAGAGACTGCTTCCATGCCTCGGTTCATTAAGTCAGTAGCGAATGTATCGCCGTATTGTTGTTTAATCCAACCGTCACCAACAAGTTCATTGAATGTTCTGTTAATAGCTTTATCAAATGTATTTGGCACACCAGTTACACTAGAGATAAATTTATGTAGAACATCTTCAACGTCTCGTCGAGCACCTTCACCACCGATACCAAATTGTGAAGCATAGTCCGTACCAATCTTATCTCGATATAGTGCAGTAGCTTTATGGTAGAACTCTTGCGAAGGAATGAAGTTTGCTTTATATCTTAGATAGTTTTCCATGTTTTCAAACGTATTAGGGTTAGCACCTTGTGCGTTAACACGTTTGTTGTTGTATTTATCTTTCTTTTGGTTGCCATATCCGATAAGCAAATGACCAATCATATCTTGTCGTGTGATTACATCACGTCTACGGAATAACTCGTCAAGGTTAGCAAACTTGAGTTCATCTTTAAGTTCTTTTGAATTAATACCTAAATCTTGCTGTTTCTTTTTGTCATTAATTAAATCCATTAGGCGTTCACGTGTAACGTGTTCTTTATCGCCAATAAACTCATTAATGATTTTAGAAACTTCTGGGTAAGAATGAGAAATACGAGAGAAACGTTTTTCTTGAGATTCACGACTTTCTCCCTCGTATACAATGTCGTCATATGCAGACTCATTAGCACCGTCATATACGTCCATACCAGCGTTGTATTCATCGTATTGAGGATTACGCTCTGTAATCACTACACGAGTGTCGCCAGTAAGGTTAGCGTCTTTAACCCAGTGCTCTGCGTCCTTGTATGTATGGAAAGAAGCTAATTTAGTACGTTGTTCATACTGATTACCATCTTCATCAACATTGTCTTTCACAATATATACACCGTATTTACTATGTAACATAGGAATATGTGCCCATAAGCGTTTAGGCTTGTAGTCTGGGTCAGCACCAGCATTACGCCATGCTTTAACAGATAAGTTAAATACAGTATTGTCTAAGTTTCTCCAAGCATTATATGCGTCGATAACTTTATTATTATAGCCTTTCTTTTTCATAATTTGATTACGTAGAGGTTGAGCTACTTTTTCTGCTTCGTCGAATGTCTCAAATGTTCTTAATGCATCGTCACTAGCGAATACTCGGAAGTTACCGTCTTTATAATCCATAAAGACATTCTTGCCTTGTTTCTTTAATTCGCTATACAAGTTCTTAGCATCAATCTCATCTTTAAATTCTCTGAATACATCGTTATCTTTAATGTTGATATATAGTTCTTTGTCACGCAACATTACGCTTGCTGGCTGTACAAATTCACGACCTAAGTCAGTGACTTCTTTTGCTAACTTATTGAAACCAGCTACATTCTCTTCTCCTAGATTTGTTTTAATCTTATCAAGAGATTTTAAGAATGATTTTTGTAATTTGTTTTGCTTAACAGCGGCTTCTTCTGCCCAATACACAATCGGTTTCATTTGAGGAATATATTTCTCAATGAATTTAATTGGGGAAGCTAACCATTTTTTAATGTCATAACCAGAGATATTACCTTGCTTTTCGTCACGAGCTTCAAATGTAATATTGTCATTCTTCTTATTAAAATTGTTAATAATGTTAACCCATTCTTTTGCAACACGTCCCATACCAGTAGGTTGTTCTACTGCCTCTGTGCCAGCTTGATTATATGCTTGATTAGTATTGTCAGTTTGTTTTTTATTTTTAAGAATGTTACTAGCAGTTCTAAACAAGGCACTTGTATGTGCAGGAGATAAATCGTTTTGTAGCGTATAAGCCATTGTTTCTTCTAGGTTAATAAGTTTATCAGAATAGATTGCACGTAATAAACTATCACGCTCATCTAATCCAAATTTCTTATCAATTTCATTAGCAGTCCATAAAAGAGGCAATAACTTATTACTTTTATCCTCTACATTCATAATAGGGTCTGTAATAATATCTTCGACAGCATCTTTTAAGCCAACGCTATCTTCAAATAGTGTATCTTCTGTGACACTGTTTAAGCGTTCTTCTGCAAGGTTCCATTCTCGAAGAAGTTTTTCGTCCCCCACTTTGCGTTTGAGCGTGGAATTCTTTCCTTGAACCACGCCTTCAGCTCTGGAATTGTTTTCCATTGCTTTTTCTTGTCCTTGAGACTCTCCCCGTTGACCACTTTCTCCCAAGCTAGAGTGTTCCAATTCTTGACTGTTGCGTTGAATTCCTTCTTCGCCACGTCCATTAAGCACACCTTCGCCACCTGTATTGCTATCTGTAGAGGAGTCATTTCCTGCTTGCTCTTGAGTTGAGCTATTTTCTCTTCCATCTGTGGAAGTTGATTTTTCGGACACTTCATTTGTATCAAGGTTTGCTTGATTGTTGTTTCTGTACTCATTGATTTCTCCCTTAATATAATTAGCCATGTCCACTGCAAACTTAATAGCACCCTCTGGTGATTTTTGATTTGTCAATACGTCCCGTAGAGCAGAGTGGATAAGCTCGTGTTGGAAAGAAGTACTAGAAGTGTTAATTCTATCTTCTGGTAAATAAATGGTATCTGTTTTAGGAACATACATTGGTACAGTTCCCTTTTTAGTTACTTGTATTGTTATATCCTTACCATTTTCAAGGTATTCTTTGATATCGTTATAAGCATCACCAAGTCTATTTTCTAGACCCTTATGCAAAGTAGCTTCTTGTGACTCGTCAGCCAATTTAAACTTATTGTAATTTTTAGATAAAGGAGCATTAAAGTCTTCTTCTGAACCTAATTGGTAGATACTGTAATCTGGAATACTATCTTCTGCTTCTACTTCTTCAACTCTAGTTGGATAGAATAGCGTAGCATCTTCGTCATAATTGGCTGAGCTATAGCTTTCACCAGTCAATTCAGCTAAACGCTTCTTGACATTTTTCTTTTTAGTAGCCATATCGTAACCTTCGTTACCATTTTTCTCATATGAGTATTTAAGCCACATAGCAAAAGAACCAGTCTCGTTATCAGCTAGGATTGCTTTAATTAAGTCACCACGAGCTCTATAAATATTAACATTTACCTTACCAGTTTTATTTTTTGTACTATCACTAATATCTGTAAATGTTAAATAACTTAGATAGATATCAGATGTAAATTCTACATAACCATCTTTCTTAACGATATTTTCAGGTTCACCAATACCAACTTCTTGCAAATACTCGTTGAAACTTTCTTCGTTGTCATTGTTGATTTTGACTTTAAACTTGAATTGACCGTCACCAAGAGGTTTCACACTATCACTTACAACATCGTAAACAACTTCTTTACCGTTGTTTTTACGTGCGTCAACTTTAACTTCACGTTTAAATTCTTTCTTTTCACCAGCAAGCTCGCCAGAGAAATATTTCTTAGCAAAGTTGATTAAAGTATCACGCTCTTTAAATTTGAATGGAGTAAGTGCTTTAGTGCCATCAAACATTAATTCGTTACGTCTATTTCTAATTTCATTACCTTCAACACCGAAGGATTCTTTTGGGAAAGAACCAGCGATAGCTGATGCTAGGTTTTTAACTAGCATAGGTTTTTCTTTTAAAGCATTTTTTTCACTACCATATGTATTAATCATATGTTCATATTCGTGAATAATCATTGCTTTAATATGACGTGCACGTTCGCCTGTTTCAAAGTTAGAGTCAGAGCCAATCTCTTTAGTAATCCAGCGTTTTAAATCACCGTCTAAATTAGAGTTATTACGCAATAAAGATAGCGATAAATATTGTGGGTGAACTACTTCGCCATTTTCATGTTTCTTGAGGAATTCACGTCTACTTTCAACCTTGTTTTTCGGAATAGTAAACTTGTAATTACTTTCCTCAACAAAATGTGTATTGCGGAATTTTTCAATTTGACGTTCAATAGACTTAACTTCTGTATTATATTCAGAGTCAGACATTCTTTCTTTAGAAAGACGTGTTCTGAATTTTTCTAGTCTATCTTTAAGGATTTGAGCATCACGCTCACGACCTTCATCTGAGCGGTCACGCTTCGTGATTTCACCTTTGTCATTTGTGTTATATTTTATAATATCGCCTAGGCGTTTGTATTCAGCTTTTTCTTTTTCTGTTGCATTCTCAGAAGCTACGTTTAAGATATCTCTAGCTTGTTTAGGGCTAACATCACCAAGAGATACAGCCTTTAATAGTACTTTAATCTCACTAGCTTTGGTGGCTTTATCTTCCTTCTTAATTGGCTTAACAACCTTTTTAGGAGTCTCAGTTACCTTAACTGGTTCTTCTTTTGGGGTAGGTTTTTCTTTAACTTCTGTGTTATCTTCTTCTTTATTGTCGAATAAAGATTCATTAACTGGAGCTTCTTCAATAGAACGAGCTTTACGAGTTTTCTTTTTAGATGGTTTAGGTTGTTCTTTTATTTCTGCTTCTGGAATATCATCGAATAATGTTTCTTTGATATCTTCGCTAGGAGCAGTAGCAATACGTCTACCACGTTTATCAAACATAGGAGCTGGCTTACTTGCGTATGGAGTAGACACTTTATCATTTGTCTCTTCTCTTTTAAGTTTTTCTAAACCTAAACCAAGAGCACGTTGTTCACGCTCTTGTCGTCTATTGGATAATTGCTCCTCGGTAAAGTTTGTAACAGCGTTACTACGTTCACCATAAGGAATTTTTTCATTTGGGTCTCGTTCTACTTTTTCTTCTACTTTTGTTTCTACAGCTTGAACTTTTTGAGCTTTTTTAAGTTCTTTGGCTTTGATTTCCTCAGCCATTTCTGGATTTTTGGCAATCTTAGCACTCAATGTATTCTTCTTAAACTTAGGTTTAATATATTGAGGTTTTGCTACTTTAGGAGCTTTTACAGTTTCTACTGGTTCACTCTTAGTAGTTGGTTGGTTGCCATAAACAGCTTCGTTGATACGATTATAGAGCTTACGGTTTTTATTTTTAAACTCTTTATATTTATCGTATCTGTAAATAGGTTTACCACGTTTACCTTGGTCGATAATACTATCAGCAATCATTTCGTTGATTTGCTCGATTTTACCAGCATTACGTGGGTCCTTTGCATCATATTTACGTGTTGCTTCTGCATAAGTAGCATTAGCCTTATGCACATCAGCATTTTCCTTGCTTAAATTTTTAAGCTCTGCTTTGTTGTAACCACGGTTATTAATACCATCGTCCATTGATTTAATGTGATTTTTAATTGTAGAGATTTCATCTTTAGAATAATTTCTCTCATTAATACCAGCATTAGCTAAGTATTTATCAATAGTCTTTGGTTTTTTACCAGCTTTGATATCATCTTTACGCTCTTTCATAGCATTGTGAATTGCGTAACCAACATCTTCAGCTTTATTTTTACCCATTGTCTTATCGAGGAATGGTTTATTTATAGAGTCAGCGTATCGCTTACCATATTTAGTACGCTTGCTTTTAGCGGAGCGTAATTGGTTTGCCTCTATAGCTTCACGCTGATTATGTACTTCTTTATCTTCAATAGCATTAGCTACTGCGTTGTAATTAGAGCGGATAGGGTTCTCAGACAACAAATCATTACGTTGTGCATCTGTAAGTTTCAAACCAACACTATCTGCACGTCTAACAAGCTCAGAACCAGGAATAGATGTATCTGCTTTAGGAGATTTTGCTTGCAGTGCCTTAACGGTTTCTTTAGATGCCTCGTGTGCCTCTTTAGGAGTTAAGCCAGCATTTACGAAATCTTCCATAAAATCATTAGCTTTTAATGTGCTTGGAGATTTATTTTCGTCGATTTGATTATCCCATAATTCGCTGATTCTAGCAACAGTATCTTGAACAGCTTGGGATTTAGCATCAATCTCGTCATTAGTATATCTATTACGAGCAAATCGTTTACCCATAGTTTCAAATACACTATCAAAGTCACCACGCTCTGGAGTAGCAAATGCGTCTGGAGTAACATCACCTAGGTTAGTTACATTTGTTGGCATTGCACCTATAGCAGGTAAATCTTCGATTTCGCTGATTACTGGTTGACTTATATCACTTGGTTCGCTAATTGGTTGAGCTACTGGTTGTGGATTTGTATCTATTGTATCAGAAGCTACGTCAGTATTGCTTCTATTAGCAAGATATCCACGAGCAGATTGCACACCACCAGTAAGACCGCCAAGCATTGCGGAACCGATAGCCGCATCATATGCTTGGTCTTTCATGTCTTGAGACCAAGTTGAAGGGTCATAAATATGTGTATTTGCGTAATCTTCGTTGCCTAATGCTTGTTCTTGGATTTGTGTTTGCCATGCTTCAGTCAAGCCTTCACCAGCGGCACCAATCATGGCATTACCTGCCCAAGCACCTACTGTCTTAGCTAGTACTTTACCACCGCCACCGACAGCCATGGCGCCAGAGATACCTTTCATACCTCTACCTAACATAGCACGGTCAGATGCGTAGTTGATAACTGCTGGAGCCCAACCTTCAGCTAGAGCTTCGTTACTAGCGTCCCAAGCATCTTCGTGACTCATACCACGACTTAAACCAGTCATGTATGTATCACCAGCATTAGCAACATTCTCAATAAGACCACCAGCGGCGATAGCACCAGCTACTTTGCCAGCTTTACCAGCATATTGGAGAGCACGAGTGCCTTTATATAAATTGTATAAGCCTTTACCTACACCACTTACAGCACCTACAACAGCACCAGCACCAGTACCAGCACCTGGTACTACAGAACCAATAGCGGCATCCATAGCGGCAGATGCTGCTACGTCAGCGGCAATACTAGGTACAGAGGAACCAAGAGCGGAAGCAGCTTGGTTTGCACCGTACCACATGATACCATCACTGTCTTGTGTGCCAGTATATGCATTACGAGCGGCAATGTCACCCATTTTATTTGCCGCCCATGTAGCATTGTTGTTTACCCAGTCATAACCATTGTTCTTAGACCAACCAGCAACTTCGCCTAATAAACCGCCCATAGAGCCTGCAAAGCCAGATTGGAAGCTGTCAATTAGACCATCATTTTCATTTGGAACATAGCCAGATTGGTCTAATGCTTGCTTATATTTGTAAGCATTATACTGAGGACCATAGGCGACACGGAAATAGTCATTGCCATATAGTTGACCTAAAGTAGGCATTTAATCACTCCTTCTTCTCGAACAATTTTTGTACTTCTGGATTTACAGAATAATTTAATTTATTACCAGATGCAGATTGTTGCATGTGTCTAATAGCGTATTCATAATCGTTGATTTGGCGACGCAATACTTGTTGTGCATATGGTGTCGCTTGTGCAGAAGATAATTTTAAAGCTACATCTTCCATAGCTCTATTTAAGTTATCAACATCACCTTGAGAGAACTCAGGTTTATCTGATAAATCACTTAGAAGTCCAGACATAGGTTCTATAATTTTATCTACAGATTTATCACTAGATAAAAGACTAGAAGAACCACCGCCAGAGCCACCACTTCTTCCACTAGCCCTAGCTTCTGCCACGGCTAATTGTTGTGCTAATTTATTGTTAGTCATTTCACGAGTAAAGTCTCGTTGTAACTGAGCTTGTTGAGCTTGGAACGCTCTTTGTTCAGCGTTAAGTTGGTCTTGACGAGCAAACTGAGTAGCCATCTTAGCCATATCATTTTGGCTCATGTATCGGCTAGCCATAGGGTCAAGTTTAACACCAAGCATACCACCTAAGCTAGCTAACATACTAGCATTAGAGCTATTCTTACTATTAGCAATCATTTGTGCTAACTCACCAGCACCAGTAAGCTGAGTTGCTTTATTTTGCATTTTAGCTTGCTCTTGTGCCTGTGCAATAGCTGATTGCATTAGTTGTTTATCGCTTTGAGCATAGAATGGAGAAGCCCACTTACCTCTAGCTGTATGACTCGCTTGGCGTGCTAAAGCACTTCTTAATGCTTCATCACTAGCTGAAGCTACATTTTGTTGAGGGGCATTAAGAATACCCATGACTTTTGCAAAATCAATTTTTTCATTTGGGTCGTCTAGTTGGAACATAGAACGGATATTAATAGGGTTTTTACCGTTCGCTTGCGTATAGTTTGTAGCAATAGTATTACTAGTACCGCCGCCAATATTCTTTACATAGTTGCGAGTTTCTTCAATAGGTATACTATCTGGAGAACCGTCCCAACCATTACTAATCCAAGAGTCTACATTACCAGGTCCAGCATTATATGCGGCAAGTGCTTTGGTAATATCACCACCGTATTTTTGTAAGTTTTGGGCGAGGTATTTAGCCCCACCCATTGCACTCTCATACGGATTGGTCATGTCGTTGATACCAAGTTCGGCGGCTGTTTCTGGCATTGTTTGGAATAACCCAGTAGCACCTGCTTCACTTTGAGCAGATGGATTAAAACCGCTTTCTTGTCTAGCTACCCTAGCCAACAAGTAAGGGTCAAGACCAGTACTATTAGAAGCCTGCATAATAGCGTCTTGTACATTAGGCGATACTTCGCCAAATTGTGTCCAATCCATTATGAACCTCCTAACCTAAAAGACCTGGCATACCTAATTTATATTTGTTGTAATCTTGGTAATCGCTATCATGGAATTTCTTGCCTTGATTAAAGCGGTCAAAGTTACCCCAGTATTCTTGTTGTTTTAACAAACCATCTTGAATTTGTTCACGATTTTCTCGTGTTATTGTTGGACCATTATAGCCCATGGAACCTAATTTAGCACTGGCTTCATTCCAACCATTTGTATCGTTGGCACCAATGTTACCCATAGATTGGACTTGGTTAAATAAGCCTTGCACTTTGCCAGCTTGGTCAGAGGCTAGTTCACTGTTCAAGTTTTTAGCTTCTCCACGAGCCATTCTATTATCAGCTAACATGCCCAATCCACTAGCAACCGCATTACCAAATTGGTACCATGGGTCTGATTTTGGGTCATACGGAATGTAGAACATTTAATTCCTCCTCATTGAAACCTTCTACCACAATACCATTTGCGTAGAATAAATTAGAGCCAGTACATACAAGCTCATAAACAGGAACGATACGACCGCCACTAAAGTTCGTAATGTGTTCGAAGCCACTATCTGTAAGGATTTCCATACCTTCGTCTAATTCATCAATAGCTTTGAGACCATCACGTGTCCATACTGTTTGTGTATGAGTAGTCTCAACTTGGTGATTATCTGTAGTGAGAATCATTGTTTCGTGCTCACCGCACTCAACCACTTGAAGTACTTTCTCAATACCGTCTTTAGCTACTACGATATCACCCTCTTGTACTTCATTAATAGGGATATAACCGTAATCAGTTTCAATAGTAACATCAGCAGGGAAACAAGCGAGGTATGAACCAACACCCTGCATCAAACCACCAAAGAAGCCAGTACCATTTTGTGTAACATAACCACGACCATTGTTTAATTGCCCAGTAGTTTGAATAGCTTCTGTATTAGATTTATTTTGACCTTGTGCGAGTTGTAAATATTGTTCAGGATTACTGAATGAATATTTATTTGCTTTATGAGCAATTTCCATAGGACTCTGTGCAAATTGATATTTTTGGTCAAGTAATCCGCTTTGCGTCTTGATATCGTCAGTGTAATCTTTAGACATTTGAGCCGCCATATTTTTCTGCATGTCATTTGTAGTAGAGTTAAAGCGAGAGCTATCAACAATACCTTTTTTAGCCATGGCAGATAATTGTTGCCCCATAGTATTTTCATAAATACGGTTAAAGTAATCGGTCTTTGCGTCAGCATATGCTTTAGGTAATTTACCAGTAGCTAGTTCAGCCTGTTCTTTTCGCAAACCATCAATGTCATTAACTGTATTCGTATAGATTGATTGCCAATCTGGGTTTACTACATTATCAAGAAGATTAGTACCACGTGTTACTAACTTGTCAATACTTGGTTGAATAGAAGCTAAGTATATTTGTTGTTGACGTAACAGTTGCTTTTCTTCTTCTGATAAGGGGCGTTCATGATAACTAGAACCACCTTTTTTGCCCATTAATTAACCTCCCTTACGAAGTAATATTGCCATTGCCCACCTAAGAATTTTTTCTCCTTGAGGACACCTTTAGTAAGCCTAGCATAGGCTTTTGGGTTGTGAGGGGTTATAGTCGCAACCCCTTTTAAACCTAATCTCTTTGCATATGCTTCCATTGTTGGAAAGGCTTTATTAAAATCTATGCTAACAGGACCGCACTCTAAATATTCTCCACATACACCATATGTGAAGAATGAGCCGTCCTCGAATATATGAATAAACGGGTACCACTCTAGGTCCCAATCGTCCCAGAAATTACCCATCTTCTTATTGTATTTTTTTATCCACTTGATAATATCTTCATCAGTTGCCATATAACCTCCTACGAGCCGTATGGGCTACCCCCAGAAGAGTTCATTCCTTTTAGAAAATCATCATGTGAAGAAGATGATTTCTTTTTAGCACCAAATCCGCTACCTCTACGGCTAGAGCCAGCAGAGTTTTGTGCAACCATAGATTCACGTTCCATTACAATGTCGAAAGAAACAAACTTGAATACTATATTCGTATCAGTTTCAAATTTAAATTGTAACTTGTGGTCACGGATTTGTGTTTTAAATTCTTTTGTCTCGTCGCTAGGCTCCCATGAATGGTGCATTACGACTTTATTAACAGAAATATCGGCGGTACCTTTTACATCAGATAACACATCGACGTATGTTCTGTACACATTCATATCATGAGTATCTCTAATTTCTCCGCTGAGAATTTCCTGATGTATATCCTGACCATTGTCAGTTTTGTTATTCCAGGACAGTTCATAGATTTTACCAATGGTATCAGACTCATTCATTGATACGAGTGTGTGGTATCGATTTTCACAGATTGATGTGATGTTATGCTTAAATGTCCACTTAGTGAATGCCTTAAGCCCATAATGATATACATATACCGTATTTCTACTATCTCCGCTTACTATTAACTGTTTAGTACGACGTAAGTCAGAAATGATAGGGCTGTCAACTCTACGCTTAATGTGTGGATTACATTTTTCGCCGATATCTTTTGGTTCAAAGTTAGCGTATGACATTGATGTAGCGTAGCTTTTAAGTCCAGTTGTGGACATAAATACAACGTCTTTACCTAGGTTTACGCAAGCGTGTCGTGAAATAAAGTCAGATTTACTACCTAGTTGCATAATATTCCAGTCACTAGGCTCATTTTGCACTGTGTAAATCAAACCATTATTTTTAAATACTAATAGGTCTGTGGCAAGTTCAGCTACGCCTATAATGTCGCCACCGTCTTTATAACCTACATTTACATCTTTACGAGCAGAGTCATCATTTGAGTTTTCGTGCCAATCTTCTTCATCGCCGATAGCAGAATAGATTAATAAATCTTGACCAGATTTAGAGACAACTACACGACCAGAACGAGAGAATACAATATCTGCATTTGGCGATTGTGCTATTTCTGTTAAGTTTTGATAGTTATATTTTTGTAGTTTACTGCCGCTGGCAATTAATACATTACCACCGAATTTGGTACAAGTAGGTCGCTCTGCGTCGCCGTTCAAAGTACCTATAAGAGTAGGATTCTTACCAAACTCAT